GTCTCGTATGCTGATACTGCTCGATGTCCGAAGTTTTCAGTTTCTACAATCGCATTTTTAGATCCTGAAACTCCGAAATCACCAAAGACATAGGTATCACCATCTAGCCAAATATTAGGGTATGCATCATGAATATGAAGCCGTTTTTGCCCTGTTACTGAATATATTTCAGTAACTCTTAATCCGCCACTATATATTTCAGCAACTTTTAATCCGCCACTAACAGTTAACCCCCTGTTTAAATAAAATTGACTCCAAGATTCAACTTTCCTGTCTTCTCCAACGCCTGAACATATTATATAATCTTGGATTTTACTATCTGCAGTCCTAGTACTTATAGCAATAGATTCAGCAGTATAAGCTTTCGCTAGTCTTGCTTTGTGTACCGTATCGTCACTGGCACGCGTTTGAATTGAAAATATTTCGTTATTTGTTCCAGTAGGTGATGTAGGGCGATCATAGATATATAAACGACCATCAACAAGCCTTAATCTTCTATATGTGCTCATGATATTAAAGTCGCCAGTATTCCAATTGATATAAGTATCACCACTCAACGCTTCTTGCATTCCGCCTCTTATTAGATCAGCAGAAATGAACCCCGCAAACATATTGTCAGCAATGAAACCGTCACCAGTCGCAATAGTTCTCCAATTCCACGAACCATCAGGCTTTTTCTCGTTAGCAATTAGCATTTTGCCAGCACCGATATATATGACTTTTGTGGGAGTCTGATCAATCGGCTTGTCAAAACTATATAAACCTGCAGGAAGATTATGTTCATTCCCTACTCTAAAGTTGTATGTATAACCATCCTCACCAAGATATTGACTCACCACAAAAGATAGTAAATTCTCAATTACTCCACTGCTTGATTCAATCTTGTTATTGATGTTAGAAAGCTGTGTTTGACGATAGTCTTTAACCTCGTCTCCAAGTTTTACTTCTACGCTTGTAGGCTCAAGCAGATTAATCTCTCTTGAATTAATCCTTGTTTTGTAAGCAATTCCAATGTCTTTTCTAATAATAGAAACTACATCTCCAAGTTCTGTGTCCCCAATATCTTTTACATCTGCAGAGTAGGAAACTAGTGGTCTACTCACGTTAACTAACTTGTCGTATGTTGCTTGTAGCAATTCTTCAGGATCATCAATAGAGGTAAACTCAACAATCCCTATTCTTGGCTTACCGTTTGGGTATCCAAAAGCATTTGTCATTTCAGGTATTTCTACAAAATCTTGCCCTAAAGGCTTATCTACAGGATCACCATTTGCTTTACTCCATGAAACATCACTGAATAGGATTCTTCGTCCATAACCGCCTGTTGGATCACCTTCGATATTAACAACCTCTTCACCCTTGCCGCGCCCAATTAAAGCCGTATAGATTCCATTTCTTTTTTCTTCTCTAACTACATGTAAAAGGTTTGAGCCGTGGACAAAGCGTTGTCCTCGGTCTTCACCAATAGCATCATAGATATCAACATATCTTCCTACTACATTTTGTCCATCAAAAATCAATCTGAATTTTACTTCTGTACCTGACACCTCAAGCATTTTCTGTATTGCTTCAAGCCGGCTAAGATAATAAAAGTTAGTAGTTACCAATTTATCCGAATATACATTGCCAACCTGCCACCTAGAACCTGCCAAAAGAGTAGTTAATACTTCGTATATAGGCCTATTTGTAGGCCTTAAATCTTTAATGTATCCATCAGCTTGTAAGTCGTCATATGCTGACTCTATAGCGGTAATATTCCAACCAGTATCAATGTTTTTATCTGAATGTATCTTATATAGACAGAGTTGGTTTCTATTGATCACGTCCTTATGCCCGATATAAAATGCATCTTCCACAGGAACATGTTTGATTACCGTTCTAAGTGTATTGGGACTATTGATTGCCTCTTCCTTGTGAGCTTCCTTGACCAGGTCTTTTGTTACTATCTTAATCAAATTTTCTGCTCGATCGAAAAAATAAAACATTATAAAGACCTCTCCCTATACGTAATTGTTATGTCTGAACCCGCAGGACTGACTTCAATTTGATTCCCGCCGCTAAAACTAAAGTCTTCAAAATCTGATAGGATATCCAGCTTGGTTAAAAGGCTTCCGCCGCCTATTTTTCTGATTGAGTTGTTTGAATAATCAAAAGTAATCCTATCTCCCTTAACAAAATTATCTTTCAGAACTATATTTTGGCCATTCGTGATATTGGTTATTCTGATTACCTCTGCTTCCTCGCCTACTGTGAATTCAATCAATTCGGGTTTAGTAAGATACATAAGTCTGGGATTGACTACCCCTTTACCTGTTGACCGCGTTTTAGTTTCGTACTTATATGGATCCGGACACAAGAATCCTAGCTCAATTATCTGACTGTAACTATCTTCTTTCTCCTGCAAAACCTCGTTTAGTACTGCGTGCCATTTCCAGTTGAGATCATCAGTAAAAACGAGAGACACTAGGCTCGTTCCAATCTCTGAGTTTAGCTTCTCGAACATATACCTGATATTATCTGCTCTAAAATTAACTAATAATTCAACAATAATCGGTCTAGCAGGATAGTATGAGCCATCTAACCATGAGCCATCCGTTCCAACTTTCTCAGTCATAGTGTTGACGGGGGCAATTAACCCCCGTCCTGTCACATTAAGAGTTTGAATATCGTATGTATCGTCAAGGTTTATTCCGTTGACTATTGTTTTAAGGTTATTTTGATTATTTTTAGCTGGTTTATTTAGATCTACAAATTCATACATTATCCATACTCCTCTTTTAATTCCAACTCTTGATTGATCGTACTATTTATATCTGCGGCAAAACCTCTGTACGCTTTTTCGCCAAGTTTTAGTACAATTTCAAGCGGCATAGGAGCAACACTAAAGCTTGCGTTGTAATTGCTTGCCATACCGTTCAAGCTATCAATTCTTGACATGTTAGGTACCGCAGCAAGCGCAAGTCTTTCAGCTTCAGCCATAACCGCTTTCCGCTTAGACTCCATTCCCTTAACTATTCCAAGGCCAGTCATTTCACCTGACCAAGTAGTTACATCAGATGGAGATTTGATTTTTAGTGATCTGTTGATAGTTGCTGCGACATTTGCTCCAATATTGTTAGCTAATCGGTAAATTGTTCCTGCAGTGCTCGAAAGTCCGTTGTAGAATCCCATTCCTGCATAATATCCAGACGATCTCATTGCACTTGGAAGTCCCGAGAATGCTGAAATAACACCGCTAGATATGTTCCTTGATACCGCAATCACCACTCCGGATGTTGAGCTAAGTCCACTTGACATAGCGCTACCAGAATTTCGCACATTTGTTGCTGCATTTCTCATTGCAGCCGAAACTTCAGACTGAAGATTGTTAAATGCAGATACTGCTGTTTCTCTTGTTGCTGACGACTTTGAGGATGTATGGCTTTGAATCTGATCCCAACGGGAAGCAATTTGTGATCTAGTTGTTTCCATTTCTGAGATAAGTCTTGATCTCAAATTCTGATATTCGCTAGTTACAACCCTACTTGTATCTTGCGATTTTGACTGTGCATCAGACTTAATCCTGTCAAATGACCCTCTAACAGAAGCCTCAAGATTAGATAAATCTACCTTACCTGCACCTTGTTCCAATCCGTCAGTGTATACTTTAATGTCTTTTTGACCTTGCGACTTAAGTTTTCCTTGATTGCTAGTTGCCTGTGATGTAATTGCATCCGTAGAAGTATCAACAATTTCTTTAGATGCTGCTTCTACAGCAGACTTACCTTCAAGAATTCCTTTAGCAATGTCTTCTGGAGGCTTTGTCCCAAGCGCAACATAATCTTGTGCATCAATACTCGTCTTAGCTGCTTCGGCAGCAGCATCCATCCCTGTACCAAACGCCGTCTCAAGCTCTTCTAACTTGCCTCTAGCACTTTCGTTGAGCTCGTCAAATGATCCGAGAGTGCCACCATTTAGCAAAGTTAACTCATCCAAGAATGATTGTGCCTGCGCCGCTCCGGCAGGACCCATCTTCTCTAGTTCTCTGATTAAACCTTCAGATACACCTGCTCTCATCAATGCATTAACATTGGTTGACCATTGATTTGTAGCAGCAGCATTTTTCTCTAGGTTCGCAATGTACTGATCTAGTGAAATTGCTGTTTCTTGTTCTAATACCTTAAAACCACTTGTTGTAGCTTCTATATGTTCTTTTGCAATGTCAGTTGCACTTTTTAGCGCTTCTTCTGCACGTTTAAGTTGCTCTTCGTGGATATCTGCCCATTCTTCAACTGACACTTCCATTGCATCAGCTGCAGCAATTATCTCTTCGGCAGACATATCGTACTTGTCTGCATAATCAAGGATTTTTTCACCTACTTCATCAAGTGTTAATCCTTGTGATTCAGTGACAGAAATTATCTCTTCTGCAGTCATGTCATACTTTTCAGATAGACTGTCTAGCTGAGCTTCAATCTCTTCATAAGACTCTCCTGTGCGATCCGAATAAGCTACTACTTCATCAACAGCATCACCATATTTTTTTGTTAATACATCTAATTTTTGAGCGTGCTGGTCAAGAACTTCTTGAGCTCCTTGAGCTGCATCTTGTTCTTCTTCAAGTTGCTCAGTTAGCATCTCTATTTCGATAGTATTAAGTCCGAGTGATTCAGCAAGATCATTGTAAGAATCCATGAGTTCTTGGGCCTGTTTATTGACCTTAGGACCACCGGTTAACCAGTGTCTCTCGAAAGCAGATCCGTCATTAACCATTTGGACAAGCAATGCGCTATATGTTTCGAGTTGGAACTCTGCTACTGCTTGTGTTCTTAATAGTTCGTCTCTATATTCTTCAAGTGCATTTGATTTGGCTAGCTCTTCTTGAGCGTTAATTACTTCTCGGTATTTATCTGGATGAGTATCAAGCGCTGTGCCAGTCTCATCAAGCTGAACATTGAGTTCCGGATATTTCTCATTAAGATGCTGTACTGCGGCTGCCATGGCTTTTTGCTTATCTGCAGTGCCCATTGATGAATTTTGCAGTTGTTCTAACTCATCAATTAATCTTGTCTGTTCTTCAGCGTTAGCTCTAGCTTCACCTAAATTTGATTGATAAGAAGCAGATAGATTATCTGCAGCACCTGCGGTTTCATTCATTGCAGTTGCAGCTTGGCCAGCTTTCTCTCTTGTTTTATTAAATTCTTCATTAGAATTATTCTGAGCATCAGTAACTTTCTTCATAGCAATAGCAAGTGCTCCTGCAAGAACAATAACCGCACCAATAGGATTAGCTGCAAGCGCAGCGTTCCATGCATATTGTGCAGCCGTAGTGACTGAAATTGCCCCTGTTAAAACTCCGTGAACTATCGCTTTAGCTGAAAGAGCCCCGGTCTCTCCAAGAATCGCCATTTGCTGTGCTGAAGATAGCGCAATTGATTGTACTTTCCCTGAAGCATCAGTTTGTTCTAGCGCAATGTTAAGCTTTTTAGCAGCTGCCCTCATGGTCTCTTGCATGGTCTCATTGTCCATTGCACGCTGATATAGTGCTGAAACTGCAATTGACTTAGTCTTATCGCCTAAAAGCATCTTTGTATATGATGAAGTCACTTGAAGTGAATTCTGCATCTTGCCAAAAGATGTCGTAAACGCGCCTGCTACTTTACGACCGACTAAAATTCCAACAACAACTGATAAATCTTCAAAATGTTTCGCAGCAAACCCTGCCACTTTACCAACACCTTTTAGAACTTTTTCAGTCGATCTTCCAAAATTAGTAACGGTATCTTTCATACCTGGAAGATCAGCTGAAGATCTAGCATCTTCAACTTCTGTAATGATTGCTTGAACTCCGCGTGTAACGGCAGCTCTCATATTTGCTAAAGAGCCTTCCCAACTAGCTCCCGCTTCTTTAGCAGCACCTGCGATCTTGGTTACACCATTTGTACCTTCCATCATGGCGGTAGTTACTGTGTCAACGAAATCTTGAGCTTTGATTTCTCCTTTGGATAGCGCATCTTGAACTTCAGTTGAGCTACGTCCGGTAGCTTGAGCGTATATACCAACTGCGTCAATTCCGGCATCAAACAGCCTATTAAGCTGATCCATACCAACAGTACCCTTAGTAACCATTTTACCTATTGCATCGGTTACAGTTGCAAGTTGTTCGTTCGTACCTTTGCCATAGAAAGCAACAGCATCTCCCCAAGCTTCTATAGTCTTAGTTGCTTGGTTAACTGTCATACCACGTGTTACAAAATCTTGTACACCTTTAGCAGCAACATCAAGCCCGTAAGCTGTTCCAAGAACAATGTTATTTGTTTTGTCTAGAGCTTTGCTGGCCTCTTCACTAGAACCGGTCATACGTTCCATAGCTCTACCGAATTGATCAAATGTATCAATTCTACCCATTGCACTGCCAACAGAACTTTTAATTAGATCAAAGCCTTTTGCAATTAAAGTTGTTACTCCAATTGCAGTTGCCATGCCAAGCATAGAATCTTTGAACGTTTTTGTATTGTTCGAAGCATTCAGCATATGATTTGATGTTTGATCGATGCTATTACTAGCGGCTGGGAGTTTATTATTAAGGGAGTCTAATGCTCCTGATGCTCTTTTAAGTGTCGCGGAGTAACCGTTATCTGTTGCAGTTAATACCGCTTCAACAATATATCTTTCAGTCATTTATTCCCCTTTCTTTAAATTCCCTAACGTTTGATGCGACTTGATGCAATCTGTCAAACACATCTTCTTTTTGTGGATCGCCATAGATCTCTTTTTCGATTTTTTCAATATCTACAAAATCTGTAATTTCGTTGTATTTATAAACAAATTTATTTTTGCCAACTTCTTTTGTTTGTTTGGCTTTTCGGTTATAAAGTGCTGCCATTGCAACTAACCTGAGCTGGTCATGCTGTCTAAGAATCGCAGCATCCATTCGCATATCGTATTCTGCAGAAGTCATTCGTCTTAACTGAAGCAAATCATCAGTTATGTATCTTAAGCCTTCAGTTAGAATTTTTTTATATACAAAAGCGCTTGTTAGCGTTAGCCTTGGTTTCTCATCGCCACCAACTCTTGACCTAATTTTGCGAAGAGCGCTAGCTGACCCTTCGTCATTGAAGAGTTCTCCAATAGCAACAAAAAACTTCTACACACCTCTTCTACATCCCAGCTTTCAAATTCTTTCTCGATATCTACTACAGCAGGTTTGGATTTAAGTGTGTTGGTTGCTGCCTGAATGAAGTTTAAGATTCCAATAGGTGAGAGCCGTTGCAAGTCTACATATACAGCACCAACACCCATTGCGAATCCATCCGGATCTTTCGGATAGCGTTTATCTAATTCACGAATAAAATCAAAGCCTAGAAACAATTCATATTCCTTGCCGGCTATTGTGATTGAGTTGATTATTTCTTTTATCTCAGACATTTCTTCCTCCTAAATAAAAAAGGGACGGTAATTCCGTCCCCTAATTGCTAAGAATTTTTCCTTAAGGTGTTGGCGTATATTCTTCCAGATCACGGAAAGCGTATTTAATCGCTTCTTGATCTGCCTCGGAAAGAGTAACTTTACCTTCCACCGGATTGTAGTTGATATTCAGCGTAGTGCTAATGTCTACTGTTCCGGATACATTCTTAGGAAGCGACCAAGATTGTAATAATCCTTGCATATAAGTTGCACCGAATTCTTGCTCACCTGTTTCTGTAGGCTCCCCTCTTTTATCTGATAAGTTGACCTCCCAGCACTCTAATACATCACCTGCTT